GGTAGTATTACCAACAACTGTAGAGTACTGCACACAGCGTTTCGCAGATGGGGGTAAATATCTTAAATCAAAATCCTATCCAAGTGGGAAAATTGCATATTATGTAAGCGATACCCCATAATGGTGAACCACACCCCAGCCGCCACGTCTAGGATTTCCCAAACAACTTCCATCAGTGTAGACTTCATACATGATTTTATGTTGAAATCTCAGATTCAAATTCTAACCTTTTGAAACACCTAAGTGAACCAACTCCAAAACAAAATCATGTTAAAATGAAGATTGAAGATCAATATACGTTGGCTACGAAGACTCTAAATGGCCGTCTATTTGTACCATATCAGTGTGATGGTGTACGATGGATGTTGAGTATGGAGGGGCAAGAGTCGGGCGTACTTGGTGGGATGTTAATGGATGATATGGGAATTGGCAAAACGGTCCAACTTGTGGCTACAATCCTTGGAAACCCAAAGCCTCGTACACTCATTATTGTGCCGAAGTCTATTATCACTCAGTGGCGTGATGAGATCAACCGATTCGCGCCAAACTTGACGATCAATATCTTTGATGGTCCAGATAGGAGAATCAAAGAAGCTGACGTGACACTTGCGCCATATACGTTGCTGACTACGAAGGGTGGTGGACCTGACACGAAAACGGCTCTCCACATGGTGCAGTGGGACCGGGTCATCCTTGACGAAGCCCATGAGATTCGAAACAAGTCTTCGAAATTGTTCAAGAGTGTGTGTCGTTTGAAGACGGAAATTAAGTGGATCGTGACGGGTACACCTGTATTCAATTCGATGGAGGATTTTGTATCTCTGTGTATATTTTTGGGTTTTCCAAGTCTAGTGCCCAAGGTATGACAAAACAAATCAAGGACATCTACATCCTTCGTCGAACCAAGGACGACCTTGCTAAGATTAATGAGCGTCTCAGGCTACCTCATTGTCATTTCGAGAATGTGGAGCTTGACATGTTCCCGGAGGAAAAGTCTCTCTACGAGTGTGTTTTTTTGGAAGCTCAGGACACGATTAAAGAAGCCTTCAAACACGCACAGAGTATCAACTCCAAAAACATGTTGATTCTTGAGTGTCTTTTGAGGGCTCGACAGTGTATGATACATCCACCAATGTACTTGAATGGGATTGCCAAAAAAATGGAACTGTACCAGTCAAATGGGAGGGTAGGTCCAACAAATTAGAGACTCTATTCAGGCTGTTAAAGGAGCACCCCGATGAAAAGAGTTTGGTGTTTTGTCAGTTCAAGGGTGAAATGAATTATATCCAGTCTCAACTGGACTGTCCAGTTTTCAGGATTGATGGGTCAGTACCCAAGGATGAGCGGGTCAGGCAGATTGAAGGGTTCAAGAAGATTCAGGGAGGTGCTGTTTTCATCATTCAAATCAAGAGTGGTGGTCAGGGTCTAAACCTCCAAGAGGCGACTCGGGTGTACATAACAGCCCCATCTTGGAACCCTGCGACAGAACTTCAGGCTATCGGTCGCGCCCATCGAACTGGTCAAACCCAGGTTGTTCACGTAAAAAAGTTGATCTACAAGGAATGTCCGCGTTTTGTGAGTGTTGAACAAGAGATTCTCGCGCTCCAGGGACATAAGTCTATTGTGTGTTCAGAGGTTCTTAATGATGAACGTGTAAAAACCCAAATCCCTGTGAACAGGACAACGGCTAAAATATCAATTATGGACATCAAGAATATTTTCCGTGCTTAATATAAATGACTGTTGGTTCCCGCGCTGAAGTTTTCCACGGTAACGCTGATGCTACTTCTGGTGGTCTCACCAAGAAGGATCTCAAATTGAAGGATGGGCGTATTATCTCCAAGGCGGCGAGTAAGGCGGCCAAGTCGTCTCTTAAGCTGAACCCCAAGTTCATGGCTTTCATTGAACTCGCGAAGGAGAAGGCTGAGAAGAAGGAGACTTTCTGTCTGGTCCCCAAGAAGGGTAGCAAGACATACAAAAAAATAATCAAAGCTATTAAGTAAGTATGACCATCACTCAATGGTCGGAATCAGTCAATGTTGCTAAAATTAAGCTAGGTTTAGACCCAAAGAAATTTACCAGGATACAGGGTAAACTTCTTAAGGAGGCTCAAGCGGTCTATAGTATTTTAATGTTAAGTAAATCCAAATCTAAATCTTAAATTGGAATCCTTTTAAATTTTGTGGTTCGTACACAATGAGTTGATGGAGTTTCCATGTACATCCAAACTTCCTGTTCAAGAAATACACACTATTGAGTTCAACGATAGCATGTCCTGAATTTCTTGCATAGAGGCCATTGGTCACAGTATCCCTGATTGGATTCTTGTCAGTATTAAATACATTCACCTTGATTTGGTCTTCCATCGTCGTGTCAACCTTTACACGGAACTTTGGTTCACGGTCAGGCGACTCCTTTAGATTGGAGTTGAACATTGGTTGGAGTTCTTCCTTGGTCATAGGAGCACCAAAAATTGCTTCACTTTGTTCTACAACTGAATCGATGATTTGACTTTCCACTTTACGTACAGAATCATAGAAATTCTTCATGTAGCTCTCCTCTTCGTCGTACCCTTTGATAGCAAAGTCGATGTTATATTTAGTTGGTCCAACCTCGGGTGTAAACCCGGACACACCGAATGGCATGTACATCCGAGGAAATTGAACTCGTAAGGTGTCCCTGTTTTGTAGTGATACAATTTTCCGGTTATTGAATGCATTTGATTTGTAAGTTATCGACAGCTTTGTCCATCTTTCTATTTCATTTTATACGCAAAACTTTAAGCTGAACAAGCCACACAATCTGGCTCTAAACTAAACTGGATTGGTCGAGCTTTTGCCTTTGAACGGAGATAGTACATGCCAGTCTTAAGTCCGGACTTCCACGCATACATGTGCATCGAAGAAAGCTTGGACATGGTGGGGCTCTCAATGAAGAGGTTCATCGATTGAGACTGGTCAATGAAACGACCACGGTCTGCAGCCATATCAATAATACATTTTTGACTAATTTCCCATACAGTTTTGTAAAGATTCTTAATATCCACAGGAATGTCTACAATATTTTGAATAGACCCACCCGCTTTGACCATCAAGTCTTTCATTTCCTTAGACCAGAGACCAACCCTCTTGAGATCATCCACAAGATGCTTGTTTACAACAACAAACTCACCTGCGAGTGTACGTCGCAGATAGATGTTAGTCGTGTATGGTTCGAAACATTCATTATTTCCCAAAATCTGTGCCGTTGAGGCTGTGGGCATAGGTGCCAGGAGAAGACTGTTCCTAAGTCCCTTGGTTTTCACACGTGTACGCATGGCATCCCAATCGTACCGACCACTAAACTTTGTTTCCCCTTCCCACATATCTGGTTGAAGAATACCCTCAGAAGCTGGGGAACCGATGAAACTCTCATAGGAACCATCAACCTCAGCCAGTTCTGAACTTGCTTCGAGGGCGGCGTGATAGATAGTCTCGAAAATGTGTGCATTCATGAGCCGAGATTCCTCACAGTCAAATTGAAGACCACATAGAATGAATACATCCGCGAGGCCTTGAACACCTAGACCAATTGGGCGATGCTTCATGTTTGAATTTCTAGCAGTTTCTACGGGGTAGTAGTTGCGGTCGATGACCCTGTTAAGATTCTTCGTGACCACCTTGGCGACTGTGTGAAGTTTATCATAATCGAAAGTCTTGGTCTCTTTGTTTACATATTTTGGGAGTGCGATAGAGGCCAGGTTGCACACAGAAGTTTCATCTTTGTTGGTGTACTCGATAATCTCTGTGCACAGGTTGGAACTCTTAATCGTACCTAAATTTTTCTGATTACTTTTTATTGCATGCATCCTTGTAGAGCATGTATGGGGTACCGGTCTCAGTTTGACTCTTGATGATAGCTTTCCAAACTTCCATAGCTGGAACGGTTTCATTAGCGAGACCTTCTTCTTCATACTTGGCGTACAGTGCCTCAAATTCATCACCATACACATCAGATAAACCTGGGGCCCTGTCTGGACAGAACAGAGACCAATTACCACCTTCTTCAACCCTCTTCATGAATAGGTCGGGAATCCACATGGCACTGAAAAGGTCTCGGCAACGTGCCTCCTCATCACCTTGGTTGAGACGAAGTTCCAGGAAATCCATGATATCCGCATGCCATGGTTCAACATACACAGCAATAGAACCCTTACGACGACCAGCCTGGTTCACATAACGAGCCGTTGCATTGAATACACGAAGCATGGGAATAATCCCATCAGACTGTCCGTTAGTACCCCTGATGCGAGACTTATTACCACGTATATCGTGAATATGCATACCAATACCACCAGCCCATTTACTAATCTGTGCACACTCAGTTAGGGTACCATAGATGCCATCAATCGAATCCCCTTTGTTTGCAATAAGGAAACAAGAAGACATTTGAGGTCTGGGGGGTACCCGCATTGAAGAGGGTGGGGGTGGCATGAATGAAAAAACCTTGGGACATTTTATCATACGTTTCGAGAACGGAGGGGATATCTTTACCATGGATACCAATAGCAACACGCATGAACATGTATTGGGGGGTTTCAATCAACTTCCCTTCAACCCTTTGAAGATAACTTTTTTCGAGAGTTTTCAGACCAAAATAACCAAAATCAAAGTCGCGGTCGTTTTTAATGTTTTCCTTCACCTGTTGGGCAACCTCCACAACTTCATCTGTAACAATACCAGTCTTCTGGAGTTTTCTCATTGCGAGATGAAAGTTGTTGGGGCACACCTTATGAATATTACTCGCAATGATACGAGTCGCGAGAATTTCATAGTCGGGGTCGGCTGTGATCATTCCAACACAAATTTCAGCAGAAAGTATGTCGATTTCCTGGGCAGTGATATTATCATACATAGATGAGAACACCTGCTGGGCAACCTTGGTAGAATCACAGTTTTCAGAGAGACCAGACGTTAAGTTCTTGATCCTATTGGTGACATTGTCAAATTTCATATCCTCAATACGACCTGAGCGTTTAATGACCCTCATATACATTCTCTTGAATTTTTATTTTTAACTTACTTCTTACATTCGAGGTCAGCACTTCGAACAGAAACTGTTCCAACAGTTTCGAATTTACGGGTAGGCTGGAGAAGGTAGGTGTTTACAAAGAATGGACCCATCTCACCCGCCTTGGCGACAGGAGGGTAAGAACCCACGAAACATTCTGGGGCCTTGCATGGGATTTTCTCGGCATTTACGGGTTTGTTGGCATACACCTCATCGAAGTTAGACATGGACAACATTTAATATCTACGGATAATTTTTTTCGGCTACTATATTAAATGTGTGATAACCTCCACCTTAATTCCATTCAGCAGTGTGAGACCCCATTGAACACCCTGTTCTTTTCAGAGTTCAACAAGAATCTTCTCCAGCGTGGAATTCGCCAGGCGTTCAAAAATAAGACTGGTATTTCGATCGATTACCAGAACCCAGATGATTTGTTCAGTCTCATGCGTGTTGTATTTATCAACAACTCAGGAGACCAATACAGCAAGGTGAATGAACAGGTCAGGTACATGAACACTAAAGTCATAGCGACTGCCATGTCTCAAATCCAAACTGGTGTATCGCAGTATATTGCGTATGCTGAGGACATCGACACTATTAGTACACCAATGGACCGACCCGTGAATACCAGTACCATGGGAAAGAAAATTGATTTCAACAATAAGATTGGAATCAATTAAAGCTTTGAATCCCTGGTAGAATAAGTATGAGTCTAAACGTATACAAATGTGAAACAGAGAAAGTGTGTAGGGCTAAGGGGTGGGACCGTGCCCCCATCGATACAGTATGGCTTCTCCTGACGGAAGAGGTTGGTGAACTCGCGTCCGCGATTCGGCAGTATAAGAAAACATTCAAGAAGACAAATCTCAAGAAGGACAGAGGAACAGATGTTATGATGGAAATGGGAGATGTGTTTAGTTATCTCTTTCAATTGGCACACATGTTGAATGTTGATCTTGATCAAATGTGGACTGAACATGGTAAAAAAATGACACACAAAAAATATAATCTGAAGTAATAACAACAATGAGTGAGTTTATGCTCAATGATGAGGATGCAATTAATGATGTAAACCCATTTGTCCAACGCGATTTCTCCCTCCAGGAGGTGTAAGACAGACTGGTAATTTCGAGGATTTCCAAGAAGTTCCTAAAAATGGGGGTATCCCACCTGTTGGTAAAAGTATTTTTTGCACAGTTGGATTATGTGCGGCTGAGAAACAGCCATGTCGTATCAACAGGAATGTGCAACCCCGTCGTAATATTGATTATGGGCTTGGATGTGGTAAGCCAGTAAAGGCTGTTGCTTCTAACAAAGCTACCGTTATACAGTTAACTATCGTCTCCATCCTCATTGCCCTAATTCTATTAATTTTAGTACGTTGAAGAAATACTTGAGACGAGACTTCTTGGTACAGTCCTGAATAGCGTCAATGATGACCTCCTCACACATCTTCTTGATAAACTCCACTTGCCAAGCACTCTCCATATTAATACGGGGTGGTTGAAATGTTGGATCTAAAATCCTCACTGCGTGGGCTACACGCACGTATGTACGAATATCCTGATCATGAGACAAAAAGTCCTCGAGTGAAAGTTCAGCCATACGCTGTCTCACCTCAAGGGTCTTCTTAACCATTGTATCAAGGAATTTGTCATAAGGAATCGAGTGATTCCCACTTTCAAGAGCCATCCAGTCCGCGAGAGGGTCCGTGTTGAGGTAATCCGTAAAGGTGGAATACCCTTGACCCCTGGTGTAGCGGTCATAGACAATCTCCACATAGGAGAGGTCAGACTCCACATCAAAAAACATGCTTTGCAGATTTAAGGAAAAGAGGTCATGTACTTAAATGGAGAGTCTCATCTTTAAACCAAAAAAAATACCAGGGTATAGTAATAAAAACAATGGCCGCCATAGCTGTAGCCGGTGTCGGTCTTATGATGGTGTGTTCTTCTTCTGTTGCTGCCGCCATGATGATGGGTGGTGAAGAAAAGGAAATAGATGGAGGTGACATTTCCGGAGCAGGAGCTGGAGCCCCAGTCGACCCATTCCCAACGAGTATCACAGGACTCTCAGGGCGCTACGATGTGGGGTCAGCTACAGCGTCTGTATGGAACGATAAATCTAGTAATGCTAATAATGCACCTGTTGACCGTGGAACCCTAAAAGTCACTGCGACAGATGTAACAGGTACCAAAGCCGATGGTCTGAAATTCCCAACGGCGGTTCTCGGTACAGATAGTGCATACACACTCTTATACGTTGGTAAGTACAATGGTGAGACGAAGGGTCGCATTTTCGATGCTACGAATAATAACTGGCTTTCTACCTGGTGGCATATACGTGTTGGTGTTGCGCATCATAATGGGTGGATGACTGCACATGAGACAGGTGTACTACCCAATGGAAGCACCGAATTGGTACAGGGAACAGATTCTATGGGAATTTATAGGTTAAATGGTGTTGATAGGAAAACTATCGAACCCGGTGCGGTGAAACCAACTCAAATTACTATTAACTCTGGTCGAACTGTAGCTGCAGAACCATCTGATTGGGCTATGAAAGAGGTTATATTTTATAACCGTGTACTTACAATTGCTGAAATTACACAAGTTGAAAAATACCTCAAAGATAAATATATGAGTTCTGGAACCGAGACTTACACAATCGGTGATGATAAAGAAATTGAAGGATTTACATTTTAACTTTCCCTAAACGAACACCTAAGTGAGCCACCCACAATGTAAAAAGTATGTCCAAAAATGTATTCAACTATTGCAAATAATAGCTTTTCCTATCTCCTAACGCTCGATGAGATACGAAAAGAACTACCAGATGAGACCAGACCCTCATGGATAAAGATTACGACAATCACTATGGTGTCTAGCTTTGTCCAAAAAATAGACGTAAAGAGACTTCGATCCCTGTTTGAAGAAATCGGTTCCTACAAGATGCGCCGCGTGGGTACCAAGACGGAGGGGTTTGAGTGGAAATTGAAACCAACAACCTTCTACAACCAGGTGACCCTAACCTATCACGACACCTACAGTACCAAGTCTGTCAAGGTGTTCCCTAATGGCTCGATTCAAGTTGCGGGGTGTTGCGACCTCTTCGATTGCAAACGTATCATCACCCAGCTTGTTCATATTTCAAAACCTTTTTGGATTTGAAAATTGAGGTTCCAGTGGACTCGTTTCGTGTTGTCATGATTAACTCCAACTTCAGTCTCAACTACAATATCAACCTCATGAAAGTAGCTAATTGGTTCGAAGAGTACGATGACATCTTCAAAGTTTCTTTCGAACCAGATAGGTATTCTGCAGTGAAGATTAAATTCAAACCCTCAGAAGACATGAAGGAAATCACATGCAGTATCTTCAGCACAGGTAAAATTATCATCACAGGTGCCGAGACCCTCAAGGAAATTGCATTCGCCTACAACATCATCAACCAGCACATAAATGAGAACCCTGAGATTAGGGTATCTCGTACAGAGGAGACCGATGTTTTTGATATTTACCTGGGGTACAGGTGTGCACCATTAATTAAAGATCTCAGAGAGAAGGGATTCAAATCTTGGATGCAAACGATCACCAACAGACAAATTAATTTCTAGTTTTATAATAACAATATGTCTCAACGACTTGGTATGGCCGATGGTCGGTGTTTCACCATAAACTCTTCCGCCCAACTTTTCAACAACTATGTGATGAAGCAAAACAACATCACTTTTGAGGACAACTACTCATACCGCAAACTTCTCCAGACGCAAGGTCCCCAACTCCTCTCCAAGGTGCAAGACCTGCAGGGTAAGAAAGACTGCAACAACTGCAACGTACCCCTTCTCAAGATTCCCGATATCTACTAACTGAGCTAAATCACGGAAAAACTTTAAAATCTCTCTATAGAATGTCGACGTGTTCTATATGTCTCGGTGAAGTCCGATCGACGAGGACAAATCCTCCGATCCGATGTGGACATATATTTCATTCCCACTGTCTACAGGGATGGAAAGACCGAGGTAAGAATACATGCCCAACTTGTAGAAAAGTGTTTGATGCTTCTCCGTTTAAAATTACAGTGACGATTCAAAACAATTACACAGCAACGGCGAATTCTGTGTCCTTGAATGAGGATTCTATATTTAACGTCTTAGACCTATTTGATATCAACTTTGATGTCGAAAATTTACCCGATATAGAAAGCATTCTATCGGATCTTGGGATGGGTTTGACCGACTTTGATCCCAGTGTTTTTCACGCAGAATGAACTACAATACTTTTCATAGTTTAGCCCAGGGTAATCCCTGGAAGCTTTGCGAGGATCTCCTATAGCCTTACCCTTGGCGTCAGTCAGAAGTGGTCCAGTTGCCCACCCACGCTTGTGACTGAATACATTCGCCTTAAAGACTACACGTTTACCTATTTTGAATTGACCACCCCTCTTTACACGCGACTCGGGTACTTTGAAAAACTTAGCAACAGAAGAGATGGTGTCATTAGGCTTAACTTTGTATTCCACAACTCCATGTTGTTTGTAAAAATGAAAATCACCTCGGCGGATGTAATTCTTAGCACGCCCAGGCGACACAAACATCATCACCTTGTAGTAGCCCTTCTTACACTTTTCATTTCCATCAACCTTATAGACCCTCTTGGGATTATCCGATACGACACGCTTGGGGAGATTGGTGCAGTGCGTATAGGTATGATTCCTATTTGACATCCCAGAACGATCACCAGGAATAGATTTTTGCCATCTATACGCTTCATAGTCACCCACCGCATAGGCGTAACAATTATTGTTTCCAATACCAGTCGTCGTTCCCCAACGCCTGTTTGTGAACTTACTTTCGGATCCACTCAGAGGGAGAAGTCCCTTCATTTATACTTTAATTAGAAAAAAAATATCCGTATGTAATAAATGATTCAAGAAGTAACTAAGGCCGAGACTCGATCCGACGCACTCATGGAGTTTCTCACCTTCGTGCTCTCCATTCTCATCAGTACATTCTTACTCCGTATCGTGTGGAACCGTTCCCTCGTGAAGCACATCACCGTCCTCAAACCCATCAACACCCTGATGGATGCTTTTATCCTCGCCGTTTCTCTCCAGATTGTGAGAGGTATTTAAATCTCGTTGTACCCAACGATGATCTCACCATTGGGGTGCTTTAAGGTAGGGAAGGCATCCATGCCATCACATCCACCTTTGTCACAATCCACAAAGGTGTGTGACTTACCATTCTTTTTCATATACTCTAACTGCTTACGAGTCCAACCACAACCCATGGTCCCGTAAACAGTCCAACCCTTACCACCACCACTGGAGGTCTTCTTGGTCTGAAGAAGAATCATGATATTGATCAGTGCGAGAATGATGAACGCGAGCATTGTTTTATATCATACCTATACATTTATTTTCGGCGGACAACAGGTCTTGGCTTCGCCTTCATCACCGCAATCGCACGAGCCATCGCTACTTTTTGGTTGACTGGCGTTTTTGGTTTAGGAGCTACAATCTTAATCATAGATTTAACTTTTACCACGGGGATTGCTTTTTGTAGTGCTGTTTCACCAGTGAAGAATGGTTTTGATAGGACGGTCTCGAAGCTTGGAATCGATGCTTCATGTGGTTTTGTATTTTTGACG